AGTTAGTTTGGGGTTAAATTCATTTAAAAACAAGATGAATAAAGAATAATATGAATAAGATGAATGGGAATGACTTTTTAATTACTATAAATGACAATGATTATGTTAATTTAGAATGGAGAACAAATGAAAAAGAAATAAAACAGAAAAGTACAAGTAGTATTGTAAATGAATTTTTTATGAATATGATCTCAACTATAAAAAGAAAATTACTTTAACACTTCGTTACCTTTTGTGTATAGACTCTAGAAAAGATTCCTCTATAACCAGGAATTTCATAGCGATAGTGGAAGTGACGTGGTAAGACTTTGCGGAAACCAAATTTAGGAACCGAGTATTGTGCAGGGCAATTTAATGAAATGGTTGCTGAGCCATTGTTATCAGTTTTAATAGTTCCTGAATTGGCATAATCACCATATGCTGTAATTGGGTCTTGAGATGATAATCCATCACCTTGAGCTGCCCAGAAAATAACACGTGTGTTGGGTGGTAAATTTGATACTGTAACTTGTTTAGCATTTTCTTGAGGGATATTAGCATCACCTGATGGAATAACACATTGACCTAGGAATGGTAAGTAATAATCGCGATTAAATGCAAAATATAAAGCAGAAAGACCAATCAATAGGAATAAAGAATTTCTGAGCATAGGTATTGGGATAACATTAAATATATTAACATTAGAGCCTGCTAGGAATAGATAATTAATAGATCCTAACACAAGAAGGAACTTTGCGAGCATGTGAATATATACGTTTATCATAGTATGTTCTATTTGTTAGAAAATAATAAAAAATTTTGAATAAAAATTGAATAAAAATCAAAAATAGAGATATTTGTAGTAAAATGTTAAAAACAATCAATATATATAAAAACGATGATATATTGAGATTTATGTCCAGTATATGTATTGAAAAATTAAAAAGATTAAAGTTTTGTACTAAATGCAATACTACAAAAACTACTCAATGGCGCAAAGGAAAAAATGGTGTTTGGTTATGTAATGCATGTGGTATTAAATACAAAAGACAATTTTTAAGAACAAAAAATTGAATTTATTTTGAAAAAGTAGTTTCATTGTAATAGCTAAGTAACATTTAAGTAACTTTAAGTAACATTAAGTATGTCTTTAAACGAATCTAACAAAGTGTATTCATGGGCTGATGATTTTGAAGAGATGGATTTTAGCGCTGATGTTGAGTTTCCTGAGTTAAATCCATTAAAAGCAGTTGATAAAAAAACAGATAATTATGTTGTAAAAATAAGTAAATTTCCTGTTGAGTTTATTCCTGAGAATTCTACTAAGCGTCTTAGAATTTTCAAAATACTAAGTGACAGAGACTAAGTAATTTAACCAAAAAATATAAAAAGTAATTTAACCCCATTGATGTTACGGAATAATCGTAATGTTGATGGGGTTAAATTATTTTAGTTCAATAGAGAAAAGTCCGCTTCGCTCCCGTTTGCGCGGCTCCGTGATTTTTGTTAGAAATACCTGAAAAACAAACCATAAAATTGAAAAAAATAATTTACAAAGTAATAAACTATAAGAGGTTTAAAGGAGCGAGAATGGTTGTGTATTACAATGTAGTTGGTGTGTTTGGTGTTAAATATTCATTTGATGAATTAAAGAATTTCCGCTGTCATGAAGATACACAAAAATTAGCAAAAATTATTGGTAGTTATTATCTACCAAATGTATGGAATGAAAGTGGATTTGTTTGTGCAAGTTCTTTCGATGGCGAAAAGGAAAAGGCTTATTTAGTTGGTTACCAATTAAAGTCTAGTATTTGTTCATCAGATATGCGCAAAATATTGGAAAGGGAAGATGATATAAAAACTCAAATAAGAGAGTTCAGTGAAAAATACAATGTAATCAACAAAGAAAACCAAATCAACATTGTATATATGCCAAATATTTACTAATAACTGTTTCCATAAAAAAATGAAATATTTTTAAAAAGTAAGAAAATTGTAACAATCTTAAGAAAGAAAAAAGAAAATGGGTGGTGAACAATGGCCTATTTTAGTTTATGGATCAACTGAAAAATATGATTTGAAAGAATGGATTATTAAATTAAAACTAAGTGACAAAAATGATGTTAAAGAAGATCTTGGTAATGTTGAAGATGACTTTGATAATCTTGATGATGAGGAAGACTTTGATGATCTCGATGATAACGATCAAGAAAAACTAACAGAATTCCTTGAAGAAAATGGTTTGACAAATGTATTTTTTAATAATTACGACTGGGATGAATTTAGTATTGGCTTTGAAGTTAAAGATTTCCAATCTATAAAACAAGATGAAATTGACAAAATGAATGCTTTCTGTGAGAAGTACAATTTAACAACTCCTACTTTGTTTGCAGGAATTGTTGGTGAATTTGAATAAAAAATAAATAAAACCACAAAATAAGAATTTAACCCCTTTAAATACAATAGGCTTATAAGAAGTCCTAAAGTATTTAAAGGGGTTAAATTCATTGTAGCTATAAATTGAATTTTTATTACATTCTACAAAAATTGTACAAAACACAAACGATTATCAAATTATTATCAGCTGATTATTAATTTCTAAAATGTCTCATGTTGTAGAAATTAACGCTAAGAACATTAACTTTATGAATGAAATGAAAAACAAAATAATAGTAAAAATGGAAACATATGAATGTGCTGATGTGAATGACATTATTATTTTTTATTTGTCCGATAATTTCACAAAGGACTTACTTTCTGAATCATATTATGTAAACAGAATTGTTTCATATTACAATAACACATTTTACTATGAAACTTTTAAATCAATTCAAAAATTAAAACAATTATACAATTTGGACAATGAGAATTTATCAGATTTGATTATGGATGATGATGAATCAACTGTACCTGATGATTGTATTGATGAAATGGAAACTGAAGCAAGCATCGAAGAAGATGAACCAATCTACAGACCAAGTTCGCCTGTTTTCGAACCACAAATAATCCTTAATAAATATAAGGATCCTAAAGTGGTCTATTCCTTTGATAAGGAAGACATTAGACCAAGTTCGCCTGTTTTTGAACCACCAATTAACAAAAACGATGTTGTATCTGATTACGTAAAAGAAATTAAACCTGTTTCTGAACTTATTAATGATCTTTTAGCTGATTTAGTAAATAATATTTCATTAGATGAATCAAAAAATGAAGTAAAAAAAGATAAAAAGTCTAAAAAGACAGACAAAAAAGAAGTGGAGTGCAATGTCGAAGTTATAAAATGTTTTGGTGTATATAAAAATGGTAACAAGTGTAAGAACAACTCCAAGTACAATGGATATTGTGGTATACATTCAAAAAATAATGCAACTATTGTGTAATTATATTATACTATAAAAACAAAAAGGTTTAACCCCTTTAAATACATAGGAATAAAAAGTCCTAAGGTGTTTAAAGGGGTTAAACTTTTTTCTAATTTATTTCCAATCACATACAATACTATTTCCTACTTGTTTACATGCAGTTCCAGGTGCACACGCTCTGTTAATCCAAATACCATTCACACAAGTATCAAACGATTCTCCATTACATTTCATGTAACCATTTTTATCATTGTTACATGCACATACACTAGGACTTTGTTGTGGTGGAGTGTACACTGTAGGTTGTGGTGGAGTGTATTGTGGTTGTGGAGGGGTGTACACTGTAGGTTGTGGTGTAGGTTGTGGTGGAGTATACACTGGAGGTTGTTGTGTAGGTTGTGGAGGAGTATACACTGGAGATTGTTGTGTAGGTTGTGGAGGAGTATATTGTGGAGGTTGTGGTTGTGGTGGATTAATTGAGAAATCAACTGCATTCAAAATATGTTCACGACCATCATACATATCTAGATACGGAAATTCAGGAATAACAGGATATCCTGGTAGATTAAGTACTATCAATTCCTTACCAACAATAGGACCATTAGAATAACTCTGACCATTGTGTATATTAACATCAGCGCATTCCATATAATATTCCCTGTTTCCAATCGCATTAACCCATGTCCAGAAAAAGGTAACTTTACCAGATGGCATGTTACTTGGTAGCGGGACATTATAGGTCATTCCTTCTATTAAACATGTTCTTATAACTGTTTTCAAAACAACAAAATTAGTATCATCGTATGATATACCAAATTGACAATGACCACCTCCATGTACAGCTGTGCCTTCAAGTGTAACTGCTATATTATTTGAATAGAAATCAGCGGTTGCGGGACCTTTAGGGTAACCTTTACAAGGAAAAGAATATCCTGGAATATTCAATGGCGCCATAATGTTATAATCAACTAAACGATTGTCGACATAATACTCACTGTATTTATTTCGTCTTGATGGCGGAGACTGCATAAATATATGAGCATTAACAAATGAACTTAGTATTGTTATAACATACAATACAGAGAGCCTCATTTAATGTATGATATTAAATTAAAACACTAAATTATACGAACGCAAAAAATAATAAGTTTGAATTTCTCGTAATAATTTATAAAAACAAAGAACATGTTTGTTAGTTTATGTTATGCTCATCTCACTGCGTTCGATTTCCCATGGCGCGCCCTGAAATACTATGTGATTTTTTGATTTGTATATTTATTTTATCATCTTATTTTATTATGAATAAGATCATAATATTAAGTACTGTATTGATAATCCTAATATTGTTGTTCTGTAATAAGTATGATAATGAAAATACAAAGGAGTCAAATATAAAAAAACTTGTTAGACAAACTGCTAGATGGGCAACTGCTGCTGACCAAGATGACAATGGTTACATAGCAAATTTACATGCTACATATGCTATGGGGTATTTGATGGCTCTTAGAGAAATATACACAGATAGTGATATAGAAGTATACAGTGGAGTTGATGTAAGAAAATTCGAGAGCGAGATATCTATCATTATGGACAATGCAATCAAGAAATTAGTATTAGTGTGTCCTGATGGTCAACCAAAAAATAGATATTTAGCTACAATTTCAAAGGAAGGCTTGATGTGAATTTTATGAAACTTAATAATGACTCGATAGATGTATGTGTTGATTTTAAATATTATTTTATTTATATAAAATAATGTATATTAGCATTTGGATTATTAGCATCATTAGCATCATAATATTGATTTTATTCAAAATAAGTTCAGGGTATTTTCTATTAAATTATGTTAATATATTTTATTCATTATTTATAGATAATCAAGAATTTTATGATACAAAGTATGATTGGTGTAAGGAATTACGTTATAATTATAAAAATATAAGGGATGAATATCTGAATTATATCAAAGATATTGGTAAGTTAAAACGTTTTAAAGATATTGATAAAGTGCAGGAAATGTATGATGTGTCTGATATTCCATGGCATGTTTTATTTTTAAGAGTGTATAATAAAGATACATCAAAGATTTCATATTTCCCAAAAACTTACAGTTTAATATCAAAAATACCAGGATGTAGTTTAGCAATGTTCAGTGTTTTACATCCAGGTAAGATAATACCACCACATACTGGTCCATTTAAAGGTGTATTGAGATATCATTTAGCATTAATAACACCAAAGGACCATACAAAATGTAGAATAGAAGTAAATAAAATCCGATATAATTGGAAAGAAGGGGAAGATGTAATGTTTGATGATACATTTGATCACAATGTAATAAATGATTCTGATGAATCAAGAGTTGTGTTATTTTTGGATATACAAAGGGATTTTGAGAATATATTTTTGAATACAATAAATAATTCAATATTGTATTTTGGAAAGTATAATGATACTGTGAATGAAATTGTTTTAAATACAAATAATAGTTAAAACAATGAAATTCCTAAGATCTTCAACCGAAGTTGCTAACACAACAGAAGTTAACAATTAAAAAGGAAAATCAATAAAAAAATGAATTGAAATAAAAAGAAAAATAAAAAAGAAATAATGGTTTAGGACTTGTTAGGATGGATACTTATGTATTCGTTTTAACAAGTCCTAAATTTATTTAAGATGATTTTAAATCTATTTAAAAAAAAAATCATATTACTTGTATACTATAGAATGATAGAATTGACAGAAATTGTTAATAAAGAAAAACTTCGAAAGGTTTTATTATGTGATAATATTCCAATCGACAATGAATTAGACGAAAACGATATTAATTGGAGAAATAATTTCAAAACCTTACTACAACGTTACACTGGTAAGATAAAGTATTATAGAAAGTATGAGTTTGGAAGGTATCAAGGTGATGGTCTTCAAAAGTGTCCAAGAGACATCCGTAAGTATTTAGCGGATGGGAATTATATAGATGTTGATATTGAGAATTGTCATCCTGTTATTTTGGAGCAATTGTTTATTAAAAATGGAATAAACCCACCAGAGTTTTTAAGCAAATACAATAGTGATCGTGAGGGTAGTATTAAAACATTTAAATTAAAGGATAAATATGGTATTTTCAAGATTATTAACAATGAAAAATGTTATTATAAACAGGTATTAATAAAGGAATGTCATAGAAGTATTTACAAAGAATTATTACCTATTTTGATATCTCAAAATGAACATATTTACAAGACAATCCTAAACAGCAAAGATGATAATAAAAATGTTAATGGGAGTTTTGTTTCACATATACTTCAGGATGTAGAAAATAGAATACTAATGTGTATTTATAAAAAATGTAAGGAATTGAATTACAAGGTTGGTGTATTAGTATTTGATGGTTTAATGATTGAAAAGACAAAAACAACTGTGGATTTAAAAGAATTAGAATTAGCTGTAAATGTAGAATGTGGTTTCGATATTAAATTAGTTGAAAAGGATATGATAACTGAATGGGAACCGAATGTACCACAAACACTAGATGTGAATGAGGATGCTGTAAAGGAAGAATATAATGAATTGATGAAAAGTTTCAAGGATGAACCTCATAATTTGATATTGAATAAAAATGACGGCATTATTGTATCTGATGTTATGAATGACATTTACAAGAACATGTGTACATGTAGGAATCCTAAATACAAAACTGATAATACAGGAATTTATATTAAATGTGAACAGTGTCGTTTCAGGTTTCCATCAGAAGAAATTAAAATGGCTTTACCTGAGAAATATCGTCATATGAATTTGTATTTGAATGTAAGTATTACTAATACAAATAGTAATAATAACAATACATACAATACTGTTGGAAGTTCATATGATGTTGAGGAATTGGAATATGAAGTAAAGGCTTGTATATTCAATGATGAAACTATTACATGTTTGATTAATAATTCATTAGATGGGCATAAAATAAATTGTATAGTACGACTTTTTCATCACCATAATAAAAACTACATATATTCGTGTGGAAAGTGGTATGTTTTCAATAGTAGATGGTTTGTTGACAAGGATAATATTAATATGAGAAATAATATGATTGATGAATTAACACAGATTTATGGTAAGGTTAAGAAGTATTACATTACAAATAAATTACATGAATCCAATAACATTATCAAAAACATCAAAAGTTTGGATAGAAAGTTGAATAAGCCTGGTTTCAAGCAAGAGTTGATAAAGGAAGCAGAGTTGTATTACAATGATAATTATTTTGTGAGTAAATTAAATAGTAAAAAGCATCTTATTCCGTTTGAAAATGGTGTTTTTGATTTGGTCCGTAATAAATTTAGAAAAATTAATCAGGATGATTACATAGAAATGACAACTGGGTATAAATACAATGCAAATGTTAAGAATGATGATGTTTATGCATTTCTTGAGCAGATATTACCTAATAAAAATGTAAGAGACTATGTTTTGAAAAAAATGAGTGAATGTTTGAATGGGGATATTCCTAATACAAACTTTTTGATGTTTATAGGTGATAGTGGTGCAAATGGAAAAAGTCAATTACTTAATTTAATGAAAGCAACATTTGGTGATTTTGGGGAAAAGGTTGAAGTAACCCTATTAACACGTAAGAGGAATAATGCAAATGAGACTAATTGTGAAAAAATCAAATTAAAGAACAAACGATTTGCATTCCTATCTGAACCAGAAGATGGTGAGAAAATTAATATTGGATTATTAAAGGAATTAACTGGTAGTGAGGAAATAGTTGCGAGGGGTCATTACGAAGCTTCTACTACTTTTGTAATGGAAACAAAATTGTTTTTAGCATGTAATACATTACCAGATATCAAAGGAGAGGATACAGCATTATGGAGAAGAATTCGTGTAATAGATTTTCCAAGCAAATTTGTAGATAATCCTAAGGAATCGAATGAATACAAGATTGATAGAACACTTCCTACAAAAATTCGTGAAGATATTTCATGGAAACAAACATTTATGAACATATTAATAGAATATTATTACAAAGAAGTTCTTGAACCGGAAGAAGTTAAAGTCAAAACAAATGAATACAAAGAAGGTAATGATATTAACCTTGAATTTGTAAATAAATATATAATTAAAAAGGATGATTCATACATAGTTTGGTCAGAATTGTGGGATATGTTCAATTATTGGATCCTTCACGAATACAATGTTAGTAATGTAAGTAAGAAAATCATTAAAACTTACTTTGAAAAAAAGGTATTCAAATGTAGTGAAAAACATATGACTATAAATGGTCTAAGTATTAGGGGTTGGAAGGGATTTGAATTAGTAAATAACATTGAATAAATTATTTTTGTCATTTTTGTCACTTTTTTGTCATTTTTTTGTCATTTTTATCAAACCATATTTATAATATATTGATATTTTTTTAAAAAATATGGTCTTGTAAAAAAATAAATGACAAAATGACAAAAAAAAGCAAACATTCCTCCACAGAAATTCAAAATCGATTTGGTGAATCTAAGATTCTACAAAATAGAATTTTAAAGATTTTAAAGAGTTTTGTGAAATTTTTTGTCATTTTGTCATTTGTATTTTTACAAAGAGCATAAATAGTATTTTCTGTAATAATTTTTTCAAAATATGGTTTGAACAGAATGACAAAAAAATGACAAAAAAATGACAAAAACAATACAAAAATGACAAAATAATACAAAAATACAAATTTGTTTTTTCTGTTGTAAGGGTAGTTACAATGAGTGTAGTAATACCGATAGATATATGTTGTAAGTTTTATAAGTTAGCGATAGACATGTGTTGTTTATTTGCGTGTCATACGTGTGAGAGGAATGCTTGTATAATAGTTTCAAAGGATGATTATAACATACTTTGCACAGGAGTTTCTAAATGTATTTATGAAAAGGAAGTGGAAGGTCGTGATAGAAGAGAATTACTGTATTACTTAAGCAGTGTTGAGGATGTAATAACAAAAACTGTCAAAATAGGTGGGATAGCATTAGAGGATAGAATATGCGTAGTGACACATTTTCCATCAAGAATGGACATGAAATTATTAATACAATCAGGTGTAACAACAATAGTAACAGTTACACCACATAACATAAAGTTTGATGAATGCTTTAATAAACTAAAGGAAAAGTGTGAAATAATATTAATAGATGAAAAGTCTCCACGCACGTTTGGTTTGCGCGAATTGTAATGTATTTGTAATTTTCAAGTAAATTTAAACCATAATTTGTTAGAAAAATTACAAATATAATAAAAAAGATTGTGGTTTCGAAAAACGATGATTAAAGAATACCTTTGTAAATAGGATGTCCTAAATTAGTTCCTACTAACGTTGGTGGACCAGTTGGTGAAGGCCATTTACCTCTTGGGTAATAAAGTTTCCAATCTTTAAATTGATCAGAAAAGTCAAATTCAAATTGGTTTAAAACTTTTCCAAAAATATTATTTTTTGGAAAATAATCTACATCATGAATGATAATGTAATCGGCTGTATTTTTAAAAGTTTGTAAGGAAGCTGTTCTTGCTTCCCATGGTTTTTGATCGATAAATACGACACCCCATTTTCGAGTAGATAATTCATTTAAAACATAATCCCAATCATGAACAAGAATGTAATTATGGTTTGCTGATGGTGGGTGATCAATTAACATTTTGTTAAGCCAATCTTCATCATTATCTACTGATACTAGTTTTCTGTTAGGGGTTTCATTAATGTATTTTTTAACAATAGACGTGGATGTATTACCAGTACCTAATTCCAGGATATCACCAGATGATATTTTTACATAATAATCTAGAATGTCTTTATGAGTACCAAATGGGTCCATCTTTGTGTCTTTTGTATATAAAAAATGTTTTTTGTATGAACTAATTAAAGAGAAACCATTAATCCAGCGGTTGCAAGAAGGGCATTTAAAGTAACTTTATCAAGACCTTTAAAGAATTTTGTTAGTGCTGATGAAGTACTATTTTTATTATTATCAAAAACATCCAATAATTTGCTAGTAGACATAACAGTTCCTAATAGCGCATTAGCTTGTTTATTATCGATAGAATCTCTTGTAGATAGACTATTATCGCGTCTTTGTGCAGAAACTCCATTAACTGAAGTTATAGTTAATGTAAATGCGAGAGTTAGTTGCGACGTTGATGAACCTTGTTCAATTGTATAATAACAATCTGCCGATTGTGTAGTTGCTGCATTTGCACAAGGTGCTGCTAATTGAAAAGATGTACATGATGATTTTGGCTCAGAACATGGTAGATTGTGGTTATCAGATTCAGATGGGTTAGCCCATGTGTATCCATTAATACTAGTTAATCTGATATTAAAGGTAACAGCATTTAAATTAGTGATAGTTCCTACACAATCTATGTAATTATTAAATACAGAATTTGCATCGATCGTCTTATGATCAAGTTGGAATGATGTACATGATGAGATTGAAGCAATTGCATTGGGGAATGTGAATTGTCCAGCAGTACCAGTATTACACGTAGGAGCTGCATTTGTACTGATAGCAGTTGCAGAGTTTGTATCTGAATATAACTTCGGATTATTCACAGTTAATATAGTACTATCTTTAACAGAGTAGTCTTGTGGTCCACCTGTAGGATTTACAGCTACATAAATACCATTTAATGTAAAGGATTGTAAGGCGCACCCACTTGTGAGACTATCGATTGTAAAAGTGACTGTTATTGATTGACTTGTAGGATCTTGGTTCGCATTTACAAGACTTGACGGGGTTTTGATTGGAATAACAACATTCTGAGCATTTAAATAGGAATATGTGTAAGTGAATCCTACAAATTGGAATTGTTTTAAAATTGATGGAGTTACACCAATTGTAACTGTGTAGGTTTGATTAAGATCATTCCAAACTCCACTAAGAAAAGAGTAACTTCCTGGTGTGACTGATGGTTGGGTGACAATCAATTGGGTTGTTGTTTGAGTAGTTGATGCAATAGTTGCAGTTGTACTAAAATCATATTTACTGTTAAAAACACCTGAAGAAATATGAAATTTGAATAACATGGTATAAACGATATTATTACCTGATAAAACACCTTTAGAAACACATACACTTGGAATTTGAACAGATGCACTACCACATGCACCAGTAATAGCAATATCAGAACAACCAGCGATGGTTGATAAATCACCTCGATTATTGGTAACAACTGATAGAAGTTGTTTATATCCTGGGATGGTAGCATCTACAGTAGGAAAATTAATTTGAATAAAACCACCATCTATTGGTGAAGGGATACCACTTATAGAGTCTAAGATGGGGACTGGTAACTGATTTGCAGATGAAACTTTGTCAAAATCAATATAATTGACAGTAGAACATTTTGTACCAGGGAGGTTTAAGTTGGAAAGACCATTAGAAATACCATTAGGGTTAGCTTGAGTGATAGCATTAGTAATACCATTAACTTGACCGTTAATTACCGTAATAGAATTAGAGAGAATACATAAGGCATGTAATAGGAAACACGTGTATAACATAAAGTATAAACAATACTGAAATATAAAAATAAAAAAGAAGTTGGAGATGTACGCATGTGAAGTATGAGATACAATACATAGAATGTGAAAGAAAGTATGTTAAGAAATAATACATACTTTGCGTGAGGAATAACATAGAGATTGTGAATGAAAGTATGTTAGGAAATGATA